ATGTGTTGCCCAGCAGGTTGAAGTCGTCGGCGCAGGTGATCCGCACCACGCTCGTGTTGTCAATGGCGTACTCGACATCGACATCGAGGATGCGGCCTTGGAACAAGTCCTCGCTGCCGGAGGTGACGGTGACGAGTCGGCGCGGAACGACCCCCGAGCGGCCCTCGGTCGAGTCGTAGTAGGGGCTGGCGGTGTTGATGGGATCGAACCGGCGGTCGTTGTTCTTCAACACGAGGACGCAAGTGCCGGCCTTCACCGGCTCAAACTGGTTCGTGCGGCCCCGGCTGATGGTGAGGCTCTGCAAGTAGGGCGAAACATCGACGCCTTCCAGCGTCCCGTCGAGAACATCCGAGCCGTTCAGCGTTGAGGAATCCAGCGTAAACTTGCGGACAAGGAAGCCGAGTTGCGCGAGCACCTCGATCGACTCGCCCGAGGCGAGCGTCGTAGCCACTTAGACCGCCAATGCGTACTGAGATGTGACCGGTATGTAGCCGTTGAGCCGCTCGTAGTCCACCAACAGGTCCACGATCTCGCGGGCCACCTGCTGCCCGTCGGTTCCCATGCCAGCGTTCACCGTCACATTCACCGTTGTATAGGTCGGGTTGCCGGCTGCGTCCACGCCAGTCACGATGTCCAGTTCGCCGCCCGGCCGCACGCCCGGGACGAGTTCGGCCGGCACGCGCGACAGGTCGAGAACGCCCTCGGCGGCCCGCTCGGCCTCTTTGCTGACCTCTGAGACGCCACCAGATGGCGCAGGGCCGCCCGAAGTGCCCGCCCCGCCCCCAGCCCCCGCCCCCAGCCCAGCGGCGGCTCTGGCGGCTTCTAATGCGGCCTGAGCACGCTTTACGATGGCGGCGGGTGTCTTGGCAAGGACTTCTTGGTAGGCCTGTTCCGCCTCCGCCAAACGCAAGGTCGCGTCCAGTTCGGCTTCCTTCGCCGCCGTGACCCGCTCGGCTGCGGTCTCTTGCGCCTCCTTCGCCTTGTTCAGTTCACTAAGCAGTTGCCGGTACTTCTCGTCCCCCTCCCGCACGCCCTTAGTGACCTGCCGGTACTCGTCCTGAGCCTTGGTCAGGGTGCGTTGGGCGTCGATCTGCCGGTCGGTCGAGTCCACAACGGACAACCGGGACTCCGCCAGCCGGATCTCGGCCTTGCGGATCTCGACCGGGTCGCCCTCCTTGCGGGCCTTCGCGAGTTCTTTCTCGGCATCAATGATGGCGAACCGGGCCTGCTCAACATCGTACCCGGCGCGTTCGAGGCTGCGCTCGGCTGCCGCCTCCTCGCGGGCCGCGTCGTTGCCGGCTGCGCTGTCCTCGCCGAAGCCGGCAAGCGCCCGGTTGAACGCCTCTTGGGCGGCCTGCACCTTCAAGGTGGCTTCGAGGTAATCCGTTTGCGCCTTGGTGGTGTTCTTGGCGGCCCGCTGCGCGTCCCGTTGCGCGTCCGACTGCTGGCGCAAGGCGTTGGTGAACTTCGCGAGTTTCTCCTTCGCCGTTTCGACGGTCTTGGCGGCTCCGCCCAGCGTCTTGTCGAACTCGTCCACGGGCGGAGTCCCCGCCTTCGCCTTGGCGGCGATCGCTTCGAGCCGATCTGCCGTTTGCGTGATCGCGGGCGTGGCGTTCTGCATTTGCTGCTGCGCCAACCGCACCGAGTTGCGCAACGAATCGAAGTAGCCGGGCAGCGCCTTCGTGGTCTTGCCGAGTTTCGTTTCTGCGGCGTCCAGCGCCAACACCAAGGTGGAACTTTTCGCAAAGGTGACGAAGTCGCCCTTCAACGCCGCCGCAGCCGCGATCACTAGGCCGATGGTTTGCGCCAAGTTGATGAGCGTCGAGATCACCTTCAAGACCGCAAGCGTCATGGTTTCGAGGCCGTCTATGAACTTGAACGCCAACTCGCCCATCGCGGCGATTGCGTACACTGTGGCTTGGCCGATGCCCTTCTCCCCGATATTGTCCGCGAACGCGGCCACGGCGGGCGTCAGGTAAGTGTTCAGCGTCCGAACGACGCCAAGGAACGCCGGCAGCAATACTTCGCCGAGCGAGGTCTTGAGGTTCTGGATGCTGGCGCTTAGGATGCGCTGCTGGTTGGCGAGGCCGTCTGAGGTGCGCGAGAAGTCGCCTTGCGCATCGCTGGTCTGCTTGAAGATCAGTTCGGTCGCCGCGAGGATCTTCTGCTGGCTGGTCAACGCGCCGCTGCCCGAGTAGATGCCCATTTCCATCGCCTGCTGGCGCAGAGTGGCGTCGTTCAGGAGCACGCCGTAGCGCCGCAACGGTTCGGACTCTCCGCGCAGGGCCGCTCCGATGGCTTGGATCGCGTCTTGCGGTGTCGTGTTGTTGAACGAGGCGAGGTCGGCCGCCAACTTCACGAAGTCCGTCGAGAACGAAGCCAAGTCCTGGCCGGCGAGGCCCGCCGCCTTCCCGAAGATGCCAAAGGTCGCAGCGCCGTCGAGGGCCGTCTGCTTGCTCTGCCCCAGCGCGCCAGCGGCGGTCGAAGCGAACTTGCGCACTTCCTCCGCTGAATCACCGAAGATGACGCCGACCTTGGACTGCGTCTCGGCGAGGTCACTCGCCAACTGGATGCTCTTGTATGCCATCGCCCCGAGAGCGCCCGTGGTCAACGCCCCGAACGCAGCCCCGGCGAGGCCCAAGGTCTTAGTGAACCCACCCATCGCCCGATCAAGGGCGGACATAGACTGGACGGCGTTCTTCGCGTCGCCTAAGACCCGCAGGGTGAGATCGCGCTTACCAGCCATCGTGCCGCAAAGTTAGTCGGGGAATGCCTGTTTGGTTAGGCGTTCCAGTTCCTTGAAGTAGAGCGCCACGATCTCGTCGATGTTGTTCTTGATCGACCGATAGAGCATGTAGTCCTGCCCTTTGGTCCACGGCTTGAACTGATTCCAGCCCCGCATGGTGCGGACCCCACCAGCCTTCGTACGTGCCACCCGCACCTGCACGCCTTGGCCCTTCTTGGCTACCTTGCCCGTCGAGGTGACGGACTGCTGCTCGATCCGCAGAATCACCTTGTTGAGTTTGCGTGGGTCGGAGGCTTGATCCTCCCGCACCATCGTCGCCCGGCCTCGATCGCCTTTCTTGATACGGTCGGCCTTCAGAATCCGCAGGACATCCCGGTGGGCGCCGAAGTTGGCACCACCGAAATACGGCACATCCTTGCTGCCGCCGATCACATACACCCCGTCCGCTCGGTTGGCGGGCTTGATGGTATCCGCCGCCTTCCGCTCCATCTTCGTGCTCGCAAGCGCCTGAACCTTGCTCGCGACCAACTCCGCCACGCGCCGATTGCCGTTCTTCAACTGCTGCTTGCCCGCGTGATCTGCCGTAAAAGTGCGCAGGGCCGAACGAAACTCGCGCAGCCCGTCCACTCGGATTTCGCCTCGGCTCATCAGCGCCTCTTCTTGGCCCGCCAAGCCAAGTAATCAAGCATCGTGTCGATGATACTCGGGTGCGTTTCCAGCAGGTCGTTCGGGGCGATGCCGGTCTCGCACGCCAGCAGCGCGATCACCCAGACGGTTGAGTCGTCTCCGAAGGGTTTGCGGAGGGAGCGTCCTGTACCTCCACGCTCTCGACGGTCATCTTCCAGTCGGGGTCGAACTTGGCGCTGGTGCGCTTCTCGCGGGTGAGCGCGGCCCACGCGATCCAGCCGATGTCGGACAACCGCAGGTCGTGTTCGAACCGTGCCACCGAGCGCTGCCACTTCGTCTCAAAGTCGCAGAAGTCCGGGAAGCGGGCAACTACATGCTCGCTCTCGCCCGTTTGGTAGGTGACCTTGATCCCGAGTTTCATTATTCCTCCCGTTGGTTCTCGGTGGTTACGAAGTCGCCTTCGCGATGGTGCCGCCTTGGAAGGTCAGGCTGGTCTGCGCAAGTTCGCCCACGGTGCCGTTCACCGGCGTGTGCGAGGCGAGGTAGGTCGAAGCCAGCGTGTAAGACGGGTTCGTGCTGCTCACCGCGCTTGAAGTCGGCTTGATGACGAGCGTGGTGGTGGTGCCCACAAGCGGGAACACCGTGGCCTCGACATTGGATGCCGCGAAGTCCTGCATCAACACGATCTCGCACGACATGTTCACGAGACCCGCCGTGAAGGTACGGCCCGTCGACCCGAAGCAGGTGTCCTCGACCGCCTCCTTCTCGTAGTTGATGGTGACTTGGTTGGCGCGGTTGCTGAGGTCCACCGAGTTGACGGTGATGCTCGCATCGTTGAGGACGATCTTTGCCATCGCTTACTCCTGCTCTTTCTTGTCGGTCTTGCGTGAGGCTATCACGGGTTCAAGATGCCCGCCCGCGACCAGCGCCTCGAAGTTTACGCCCTCGACGTTCTCGGAACCGATCACTTCGCCCGGCTTGCCGAGCGTCAAGTTCTCGCTGAGGATGCGGTAGTTCGGCATTGGTACCTCGCTAGGCGTAAACGGTCACGGCACAAGATACTTGAAGGTACTCGGCGTCCGCAACCGCAAGGGACGACACCTGTGTACCCGACGGCACGACAAGCGTTTCCGCCACGCCGCCCAGCGTCTTGTCGCCTTCGATGGCGGCGCGCAGGCTGGTTGCCCCGCTGTACGACAAGTAGCCGTCCAGTTGGTCGTTGGCGACCCGGTCGAGATACCGACCGACCACGATCACCACGGAAAAGTCCATCTCGACCCCGCCACCGCCCATCGTGCCGTGGTACCTCACGGCCTCGATGACGGGGAAGGCGACCGGCGGGTTCAGTTGTTCGGGCTGGTAGGAGAAGGTTCGCAGCCCCGAGATCGTCGCCAACCGGGTCTTCAGCCCCGAGGCGACTTGCGAAACGGTAGCCGCCATCAGGCGACCCCTGACAGCCGGTAGGGGTTGAGCAGGTCGCGCACATCGGGATCGACGGCCCGCACCTGCACCGCCATGTCCGCGAAGCCGACCACGCCGAGCGCGGCGTTGTAGCGGGCGAACTGGCG